CAGCGTGGTATTAGCATTGCTGTTTGCCGAAGGAGTAGTGTTGTAAATCAAAGCGCCACGAGCCGTGAAGTTAGCGTTCGTGAAGGTCTCATCGGAAAAGTCAGTAAAGCCTGTGCCGGTGTTGGCGTTAATGTTGGTTGCCGTTACACCCGTGTTAGTTAGTGCTTGTCCACCAGCCGAATAGTTAGTACCAACAGTACCAACTTCGTTAGAAGCAGTATACGCCGTTGTGTTGGCGTCCAAAGAAGCCGAAGAAGTGTACAGAGCAAGTTTAAAAATGTCTGCTCCGGTGTCCGCTGAGGGACGAAAATCGTGTACAGCCAAAAGAAGTTCGGCCTTAAACGAGGTTGTCATTGCTTGCGTGATAGCCATATTAGGCTCCTTTACTCATCTAAAAGTTTAATAAACTCAGGATGTCCCGCTTTCCTGAACTTGATAGCCAACGTCGTATGGTGCGACTTAATGGCTTCCTTCATATAAAACACCAAAACCTGACGGATTTGATCTTTAAACGCCTCTGCTTGATCTCTAATAGCAGGATGCGTTTGCGAACCTACAGAAATAATTTTGTCCAAGGCCCGTTCGGCAACTTCCTCTGGTGTAAACCCACGACCAGAAGTTGTTAATACTTTGACCTGACTGCCACCCAAAAGGAAGGCCACTTCGCTCATCGTGCTCATCGAACTTGAACCCTTGTTTGAGTTGTACGGTATGTATCTTGACGATCTTTGCCTTCACCAAGTTGTTTCAACATGGCAAGCGCTTCATTATAACGGGCTACGTAATTATCGTTAACATCTTTTTCGCCCTTCATAAAGGCGTAGGCTTCAAGTAACGATCCATACAAAAGTGCCGAGTCAAAGTTAGTACCAAGCCAAGTTGTACCAGACGTAACAATAGACGCTGGATAGGCGTAATAAAGCAACTCCATAGTATAGTCTGCGTCTGGAGTCGGCCCTAAAATGAACGTGGTTTCATCAAAAATAGCGTAATGAGTGGGAGCACCTGTAGTAGCAGGGATGGGGAAAGACTCCCGAATAAACTCAACGTCTTTGTTTAGCAAGTAATCGTAACTTCCATCAGCATTAATTCGGGCCAATGAGAACGTGGAAAGCCAATCCGTAGGTGTAGTTAAAAACCTATTTCCACTTGTACAATTACCCGTTACGTTCTCCCGCATTACCGGGAGGTTGACGCTGTTATATATCCTCTGCTCGGCCTGACGAATAAACGTGTCTACCTGATCTTTTGTAAGAAAAGATGTCGTCGTAGCAGTGGTAGTCGCGACCACCGTATCTGGGAAGTTATTCTCAGCGTAGGCTTGTATGGTCTGAAACAGCGTTGAGTAATTCACAACTTACCCCATCTTTTTGCTATGACTGTTCCCACGGGTCGTGTTTTTAGTTCCACGAGTCCGTTGAGTTTGCGTGTTAGGCACGTTGTTAGGGTACCCATTGTTATTGGGCACAATTGGTATTTGCTTGACTGGCGTATCCATATTAGATCCCCGTTTTACGAACCATCGACATAGCCTTCCTCTGGTTGGCAACTTTTGCCAGCCCACGGCCTAATTGTTTCATCTGGAGGTTGGTTTTACCACCCTTGGCGAGTTTCTTCACATTGGAGTCCGGGTGAGCCTTAGCACCCTTCTTTTTCATGTGCGCCTTCAATGCTGCTTTCATATCCATGTTTTGCTCCTAAGTAATTGTTACTGTTACGGTTCCTGTTTCCCCGTTAGCCACTAGGTTATTCAGTAACCCAGATAACTGCAAGGGGTTGTCCAAACCAACAGGGTTCCACCCCCATTGTATCTGTCTACTACCGCCAGACGGCGTTCCAAAAGCATCTACATCCTCATTCGGCAAGTTTAACGGGTTAGTCTGAATACCTGTAAGACCGGCCTGTATATAACTGGTATCTTTTCTTGGGTTCTGTAAAGCCTGTGGGTCATAAACCGGGTACATCCCTAACTGCAACTGTGGCTGATCCGGTTCCCAGCAAGTCGGGCAAACGAGCAAATTGATGTTCTTGGTCTTGATTACCAATTTCTTCAATTGCTTTAACTGATACTGAAATCCGCATCTATCGCACTCCGATATTGCTTTTTTACCAGAAGCAAACTTTGGGCCGGACATGGCTTACCTTAGTAGAAATACTGCCGTGGAGCCAACCTCAAAGACGCCTTTTCCCTATCTTCACTCGACCCTAACGCCCACTGCTCTTCGTAGGACGCCTTCAACATCTCGATCCTATTCATAGCGTCAGGTATCTTCAGGGACAGGTAGTAGGCCAATCCAGCCGCCATACAAGGGATCATACGGAAAGGGATGTCCTCGGTGTTAATACCGTTACCAGCGTCTTGGATACGGCGCAAACGCCAGTAAACAAAGGAATAAAAATTAGACTGGTCTGGGGCAGGCCACACACAGATATTGGGCAGGTTTCGCACCGTCACAATAGCCCCGGCGGTATGTGCAGTAGCCGTGCTGTTATCTACCCCCCGAACACAGTTTTGTAGGGTATTCCCTGATATTTCGTTATAACCAATGGTTTCGTTGCCCAGTTTGATAAACCCAACGTAATTCAACCCATCTACGGAACTTAAGGTGATGGTGTTAGAAGTCGAGGTAATCGTGGTGGCTAGGGTCTTGGTTGTGACGTTCTCATACCCACTCTGGCGGTCAATCCATACCTGAATCGGCCTGCCTTGGGCGTTCTTATTAGGGATCGTAGAGTAGGTGCTACTAGAAATCCGGTTGATATTGATGTCTGACTGGTTAATACCGGTCTGGGTACGGATTACCATGTCCATCAAATCAATAGTATCCACAGGTAGGGCATAACAAATCTGTCCCTGATTTATGGGGATCGATCCCTGCTCAATAGTCCACAGGTTAATACCCCGGTTAGCCCACTCAATCGTTAATAAGTTAAGGGAACGACGGGCAGTACGCATATCGTAGCCCGAGCGTAACTCGGCGCCACAACGCTCAAAAGCCTCTTCTACGAGGTTATTGAGGTCTAGGTTAAAGGTGGTCGTCCCGGTTGTGCTCATTTCATCTTCTTAAGTGTTTGTGCCAAACGGGCACGTTGACCTAGTTTACCCGGGGCTTTAGCCGCTTTGGCAAGTTTTTTGGCTGGGATCTTCTCACCAGCCTTGACCCCCAAAGACTTTCTTAATGCACCGGGCTTTTTGATGGCCGACTTAATCCAGTTCTTCATCCTATTTTCCTATGCGGAGCAACTTTTTTAGCCACCCCTTTAGGCTGGGCGACGAACTGCTTTCCGGCTGCTTTTCCGGCTCGCTTGGCTTTGGTGGTCGCGGCATACTCTTGCGGGGAGAGCGCTTTGATGGCGCTGCTTGGGAGGTATCTTTCCCCTGTAGCCTGCGATCCTTGCGTAGAAGGTTTGCCACTTTTAGTTCTCCATTTCTGATCGGTCCACGCTTTTAGGGATTGTTGAGACTTAGCCAATCCACCGCCAGCCATTTTCTTTTTTCTTCCTGCGCAATGAGCCTTCTCCGAAAACCCTTTTGGGCTATCGCAGTTAATTGACCTTTTGCGCTTGTCTGACCACTTCACTTGTAGCCACCGCCAGCCTTCTTATACTGCATAGCCAACATCTGAGCCTTACGAGCACTCCACTGACCCGGAGCACCGCCCTTGCCGCCAGCCTTAATACGCTCAAACAGGCCCTTACGCATACCGGGTTTGGTGTAATTACCAGCCTCGTTTACCTTAGACTCACCGCCCTTAGCATACATCTTGACCTTGTTCGGATTATCCTTACGGGTAATCGTCTTGGCTTTTGGCATCTTAGAGGGGTTCATAGCCCCCATGCCACGGCTTGGCCTCATTTGGTCATGCCACCCTTGGCAAGAAGTTTGCCCTTGGTTTTGCCTTTTACAGCAACACCGTCGGCTCGCTTAGAGGCGCTAGAAGCACCGCCGCTAGTTTTCATCTTGGACATGACACCGCCACCAGCCTTCATCTTAGACATCATGCCGCCAGCAGCAGCCATCTTTGTCATACCACCTTTAGCCATCTTGCCTTTGCCATCACCAACAAAAGTAGGCTTACCATCTGGCCCCATCGGCATACCACCAGCAGCCATTTTTTTCATCATCCCACCACCAGCCATCATTTTGGACTTCATCATTTCTTAGACTCCTTATACAAGTTATTAAAAGTTACCTCTGGGTCCATGTACGAATCATCCTGCTCTGCACAATGAATCCATTGGCTGGGTTTAAAATCAGGCGCTCCTTGCCCAGTAACCCAATACGCTGGGCTGGTAACTCGCACTCGATTATTCGGTAGTGCCACTATATTTCCTGTCCATTTTCCTGCATCAGTCAGTATAAGCACATGGCTTTGTTTATGCTGGGACGGGTCTTCTGAAACCTCGCTCTCAGCATAGTCAACCGTGAACAGATACCGCCCAGTGTGAAACTCGTTATTAATTTTACAAAGCCACGGAGAGGGTTGCGCCCGATCAATTTTAACAACCCCGTGGTTATACGAACTACAGTCCCAAGGCTGCGCCAGATGGGTTTGCATACGCTCAGGCCATTGCTCAAGCGGTATGTCCCCAACCAAAGCGGTAATCGGCATCCTTGCCCACATCGCACCGCCATGTACATTTGGTTGACTACCATCATCTGCTTCACACCCAGTAAATATGACTTGAAAACTAAGACACCTATCAGGGATGGTCGTTACTGCTACTGCTAATGCGTGTACATACTCCCCGTGATAACCCTGATGCCCATTTGTAAACTCTTTTCTAACCCAACATTTAAAATACGGAATGTTGCTTGTCAAATACATTAAACGATCCGGCCTTTCGTTTTGCCCTTAGTAGCAATACCGTCGGCTCGTTTAGACGCTGAGGACATTTTTACCTTACCGCCTTTTTTCATACCTTGGGCAGCGGCTTGTTCGGCAGCGGCTTGTTCTTGTGCCTGACGCTCTTCTTCCTTATCTTTGTACCGATCTTTATAAAGAAGTCCGGGAATTAAACCTAAACCAAACCCACGATTTTCTTTACCTAACGCCCCAGATAATGCTGCGGGTATCAAACCCATTGATTTAAAAGCCATTACACAATCCTTCCCTTAGTTTTACCACGCTGGGCACAACCATCAGCACGCTTGGAAGCCGAACCAACTACCCCACCAGAGCGTTTCTTTTCTGGCTCAGACTTAGGCTCTTCTTTCTTCTCTTCTTTGGGCGTCTCTTCCTTGGGCTTTTTAGGCGAAGTTAAAGACCGAACAGCAATATCGAGAAAATGAAAAGCCTTAATAGGATCCACGCTAGACCATCCGTCCACGGGTTTTGCCACGAGTAGCAACCCCATCAGCACGCTTAGAAGCCGAACCAATCATGCCTCCTTTTTTAGCACCAACAATATCAGATACTTGGCCTTCAGCAGCCTTACCGGGAAGTGATTTACCTTTTGCGGGTGCTTTCTTCTTTTCAGAAGCCATTTCAGTGGTGTACTTTTTACCATTGAACTCAAAAGTCTTGTCACCGGCTCTACGAGCAGCAGCAAATGCGGCTCCAAACCTAGAAGTTTTTGCAGACGCAGGAAGCCCAACCTGTTTTACATCACCCGTTTCAGCATCACGAGCGCCACTGAACGGATCTACATCATCACCTTGATACGGATTAGCCATTTTATTTACCCCTTTTGCATAAGTTGATCAATTTTTGCTTCAAGTTTGTTAAAGCGTTGGTCAATGTGGTCAACAAACTTGTCCATTTCTGCTTGAGTGACGTTATCACGGGCCACCTCTTCTCTAGTTTTGTTAATCAAAATGTTGAGTCTCTGTATTTCAGATGCCTTCTCATGCCCAATATAGGCCAAGACACCTAGTAATACTGTCAACACCATATTCCAAAGCATCATCTCCATATCAGCACTTCCACGCCCGTAGGCTCTTGTTGATACGGCTGTTTGGATCGTTAGCGGTTTTAGCGCTAGTTAACTTCTTTTTCATGCCTGTCATCCTTGCACAGAATGACTTCTTACGTGAACCGCCTTCGGGTTGCGGAGCCTTCAAGCCGGGCTTACCGGGGTTAGCAGCGTTGTACGATGCCCTCCCCTTAGCGTTTAGCCCACCTTTTGGGTTCTTACCCTCTTTGCGTTGC